TTTATGTTAAACGACATTACTTAATTACTCTTCTAAATTCTTCTTCAACGGCAGGAATAAATTCCTGTTTCAATAATTTAATAGTTCTTTTTGAATCATTGTTTTCTGTCTCGTAAACATAATACGATTTGTTTTCTTTAGACATAGTAATTTTAATTGGAGACCCATCACTCAATGTTATATTTGTAATAGAAGATGCTGCATTTGCGTAAGTATTAGCATCGGTTTCAGTTTTTGTTTCCAAATAATCACCAGTATTAGTTGTTGTTCTTGTTTCGATAATATAGTATGAATGATTATGTGATTGAGCCCAATTTAATCCTGATTGTCCAACATTTGCATTTGCTTTATATTTGTCTTCTATAAATCGTATAAGTGTTCTTTGATCTAAAGGCCAATCAACTTGTGGATCAATAATGTTATTAAACAATAGGACAATCCAATGCCTTTCAGGTGAACCATACAATTTATTTGCTATAATTTCTGGTGTATCACCGTCTTGTACATCATATTCATAAGCAACAGCAGAATTATCTTTAAAACTTTGTTCAAAATTAAATCTTGAAGTGATTTTTAAAGCAGAATCAACAGTATTATCAGATAATTGATATATTGTTTTTGGAAAGTAATTAAAGTATTTTGACATACTACGCATTTCCTGTTTGCTGTTCAGTTATGGTATTTTCTGCCTTAATATTAGTTCCATATCTTCTAGATGTAACATAACCAGATTGATCATTCAACAAAGTTTTTGTGACAATCTCTGTCTCTTTAAATTGTAGTGATAATCTTATTGCAACTGGCATACCAGTACCGCCCTTTGTTGCAGCTTGACCAGGAACTTCATATGCAGAGAATCCATTTGGTGCATAGTCAACTGAAAATTGCGTTAATACACATGTAGAAATTTTTGGAATATTTGGATTTATTTGGCCGTTGTAATAAAAACTAATATCAAATTCAGAAGGCGGAACCATAAAGAATCCACCAGTTCCGCCCTGTGCAACTTCTGGCGCTTGATGAAATCTTAATCGTTCAATAATATCTTGAACTCCTTTACCTTCTTTTTCCGACCTTGGATAAAACATAAATTCAAATCTAAATGTTCTGAATGATGGTTTTGAATATAACAACTCAAGCATTGGATTTTGAACCACACCAAACGCTTGAGAGAAAGCAATTTGCCCTAATCCACCCGCTTCTTTTGCAGCGATACTAGCAATGAATGGTGATGCATTACGCATCAATTGTTTACCAAACATTTCGTTAATACCGCCGGTTTCTTTATATAAATCTACTGTTGATCCCGCCATTGCAGCTGCCATGGCCAATCCAGTGCCTCCACTTTCTATATCACTATATGACTGATTCTCGTCAAAAACAAGCGTATCTGGCATATAAAGAGCAACAGTGTCAGTTATTCGTTTTTGAGCTCTAATACTGCCGGTTTGCAGACCTTTACCAACATCAGCAATAACACCCAATGATTCAGAAGCAGCACCAACAAGGGCAGAGCCAAGTGCAGTTCCTTTTAATGATTGGACTAAATTGTTAATACCAGAAACATTTAACAATTCATTTGCAACATAACCACCAAAAGAGCCCGCTTGTTGAACTCCATTGCCTACTGTTTGTAAGATGTTTTCTGTACCCGCAGCAAAACCACCAAATGTTCGATTGTTTAAAATTGCAGTTGGTGTTTGATTTGTAGTACCTCCAGGATCTTTATAACTTGTCAACCTTTGTTCATTGATATTAATCACCATATAATGACCCTTATCCGAAGACGATAGGTCTTCTGGATACCTAAAGGTGTTCAACGCATATTGTGTATTGTTTAATATACCTAAGGGTCCAGTTGCTTCTTTAGGTGCATTTACGGTAATATCAGATAGGTTAAATAGTCCCATTTATTGTCCTGGAGGTTTACTAGATATATTTATCATACATATGGAGACTATTTATGTCGTATAAAGGGTGGTTTACCCCAAAAAATCGAAGCAAATATAAAGGCGATTCTGAAAATGTCGTCTACCGTTCCTCATGGGAACTTAGAGTGATGAAATGGTTAGATGATAATCCCAATGTCATTTGGTGGGGATCTGAGGAAATCATCATCAAGTATAGATCACCTCTTGATCAAAAAATACACAGATACTTTCCAGATTTTATTGTTAGATTAAAACAAAAGAATGGCACAGAATCAACTGTTGTCATTGAAATAAAACCCCACAAACAGACCATCAAACCTGTGCAAAAAAGAAAGACAAACCGGTTCTTACAAGAAGCGGCAACTTATGCAGTCAATCAAGAAAAGTGGCGAGCTGCAGATTTATTTTGTAAAGAACATGGGTGGCAATTCAAAGTGCTAACTGAAAAAGACATAGGCATTTGAGATAAATAGATAATGGCAAAGCTAATAGACAGAATTAAACAATCTCTTGCAAAAGAAGGATACTCAACCGGCACAAATAATGCACGGAACTGGCTTCGTGCCAAAGTGAAAGATTTGAATCCTTCCACAAGAACCTTGATGGGTGATAGAGATAGACTTAAAAATAATTCAACAATTGGTAAAATGTACTTTTATTTCTATGATCCAAAAACTAAAGATACCTTACCATACTATGATAGATTCCCACTGGTGATTCCTATCGAATCATATAAAGACGGATTCTTAGGATTAAATTTACATTACATTCACCCAAAACAAAGGTTGATTCTTTTAGACAAATTGAGCGAGACTGCAACAAACAACAATTTTGATTCAAAGACAAAATTAAGAGTGAGTTATAGTTATCTTGCTGGTGCATCAAGAGCATTTGAGGCAACACCATGCATTAAGAGATATTTATACAGCCATATACAATCCAGATTTTTAGAAATCTCCGCAGATGAATGGGACATTGCCGCAATGTTACCCGTTGAAACATTTGTCGGTGCCACTACTAGTAAAGTTTACGCAGACTCAAGGAAAAAATTCTAATGTCATTCTCTCCAAATTTATTTTTGTCGCATATGCGTTCAAAAGATGGTCCTGCAAAACCATCTAGATTTGAAGTTATATTACCAATACCAGCATACATCAATCAGTTTGTTCCAAATAACATCATTGAGAATTTACTTAATTTACCAAATGCAATATTTGGAACAGTTACAGAAACTATTGGTAGTTTACTTGGTAATGCTTCACTTGGTTCAAATGCAACTCTGTCTAGATATCTAGCCTTGCAATGTGAAACTGCTGAATTACCAGGCAGAACATTAATGACACAAGAAGCAAAGGTTTATGGTCCAAGTTTTAAGGTGCCATATCAAAGTCAATACAATGAAATTACATTAACATTCTTATCTACAAATGAGTTTTGGGAAAGAAAGTTGTTTGATCGTTGGATAGAAGCAATTCATCCGTCTGATACTAACAATATGAGATATGCAAAAGGTCCGCAAACTTATATGACGCCAATTAAAATTATTCAGTATGATGATTTTATTAAGCAAATATATGCCGTAGAATTAATTGATGCATTTCCAATTGGAGTTTCAGCTCAACAACTTAGTTGGGCTGAAGATTCATTTCATAGAGTGAGTGTGCAGTTTGCATATCAAAGATACAAACCAGTGTATACTGGCAGTTACGATGTTGCAGCTGCAGCAGCTGCTTTGTTTGGGGTTGGACTAAACAAAATTTTACCTTTTGGTAGAGCAATAACTTAAATTTTTAACAAAGTGAGGACATTATGTTACCTAAAATAGATACGCCAATTTATGAAGTGAAATTGATATCAACAGGAAAGATTATTCAGTTTAGACCGTTTTTAGTTAAAGAACAAAAATTGTTTTTGATGAATACAGAAAACGATGATGCTGAAGCAACAGTGAAGGTTATTAGGCAAGTATTAAAAAATTGCGTGTTATCTGATATTGATATCGATGCATTGCCAGTTTTTGATTTAGAATATTTGTTTATGCATTTGCGAGCAAGGTCTGTTTCAGAAGTTGTCAATTTGAAATACAGATGCAATAACAAAATAAAAACTGATACTGAAGAAGATAAAGATTGTGGGCAAATAAATGAGATTTCATTTAATGTGCTTGAAGTACAACCAACAATCACTAAAGATCACACAAACAAATTTCAATTGAATGATAAAGTTGGAATTGTTATGAAGTATCCAACATTTGAATTAATGCAGTCAATTTTGGGTAAAGAAGAAGGTGATGTTGTTATGGATTTAATTTACAATTCAATCGATCAAGTTTATGATGAAGATACTGTTTATCATATGAAAGATAACACAAGAGATGAAATAATTGAATTTGTGGATAATCTACAGCAAAAAGATTTAGAAAATATCAGAAATTTTTTTGATACTATGCCAAAGATTGAAAAGAAGCTTGAATACAAATGCAAAAAGTGTGGTTACGAAGAGAGCATCACGCTGGAGGGCGTGCAAAGTTTTTTCGCATAAATTTATATCATGATAACCTAGGTAATTACTATAAGACTAATTTTGCGTTAATGCAACATCACAAATACAGTCTTACAGAACTTGACAACATGATACCTTGGGAAAGAGAAATATATGTCACAATGTTAACACAATATTTAGAAGAAGAAAAGCAGAGAATGGAACAACAAGCAGCTATGAATAAGAGATAAGAGCTATGGCAAATTCACGATTAGAAGATATTTACAGAAAAGAACTAATGTCAAAAGGTTTTCTTGGCGCTTTTATATCCGCTTCTGGCGCAAGACTTAAAGAGAAGACAGACATTAGAGGTATGTTACCACAAACTGGTATTAGTGGAGCCGCATTTGAAAAAATGTTTGGTAAAAAATATCGATATGGTACATCTGGAGGTGGTGTAAGAAGCACTGAAGGTAGTGGATATAATAGTGATATGTCAAAATCAATGGAAGAGAAACTTACTCGCCTTGGTGTTGATATGAAGATAATGGCAAAAAATAGTGTTGTTTTTCCTGCAATGGCAAGAGATATCAATGTCATGCGGTTGAATATGCAAAAGCTGGTTAAGTTGGCTGGTGGCAGCCCAACAAAATCAGCAGACATGTTCTTTAAAAGAGCCAGTGATAGAGAAGCGCAGTATGAGGGGCAATACAAAAAAAATAGTGGTGGATTAACGCCAACACCAGTTGATAGTAATAAAAAAGAGGGCGGAGGTATTTTTGATTTGTTTAAATTTGTACTTAAAGCTGGTTTATTAACTGGTTTGTTAGCTTCTATAGGTAAGTATTTTGAGGGTGGTGAATTTAAAGAGAGTGTGGATACTATGCTAAACAGTATATTCACAACTATATTTGGTGAAAACTATAAAAAAAATATTTTAGATGGCGCTAAAATTCTTGGCGGTGCAATTTTAGCTGTTAAAGCTGGTTTTGTTATATTTGAACTTGCTATTGCAGCTGCAACTAGAAAGATGTTTGCATTTGCAGCCGGAGCACCAGGCGGTGGTGCTGGTGCCGCAGGTGGAAAAAAAGGCGGAGAGTTTGGTGGTGCTGGTAAATTTGCATTATTATTGGGTGCTGGTTTAACAACAGTTCAAATCTATGAGATGTTTGGTGGCAAAGAACAAGCAGAAGCTGCACTAGGAGAGAAGATCGCGGGTGGTGAAACTTTAGGTGCTCCAGGTGCATCATCAACTGCTGAAAAAGTTGGAACAGCTGCAAGTTTAGGATTGCAGACTGCGTTTGCAGCTTCTATGATAAGACCATTGCCTGGTGGAGCAGCATCAACATCACCAACAGCGGCTGGAAAATCACTCAGTAGTTTTGGTACTGTTGGTGAAAATAGAGAGATGACTAAGAATAAAGGTTTATGGAAAAAAATTATTGATGTTATTACTAAAGCTGTGCAAAAAGGTGCATCAGTAAGCATGGTTTCAAAGTTTTCAGCTAAGTTTGGTTTTTGGGCTGGTGCTAAATTTGCAACTGTTGTAGCGGGTGTTGCTGCCGCGCCATTTTCCGCTGGTTTTTCTCTATTAGTTTCTGCGTTGGGTGCATTGCTACTTGTTTATGATGTTTATCAAATCTATGAGTTTTTTGTTGCTTTAGAAAAAGAAATGGATGAAGATGAAAAAAATTCTACAATAATTAGAGAAGAATCTGCAGCTGCAATTACACCATCATCAACTGCAACTCAAGTATCGAATGCTGGTGGTGCAGCAGCTTCAGTTTCAAGAACACCAACTAGAAATGCTGGAGGTGGATTTGTTAATCCATCATCACCATCTCTAGCATCTGGTGATTCAAGAAAAGTAATAGAAGACTATTTGGGTCGAAAAATTAATGATCAAGAGCATGATATGTTAATGCGAGCTGTTTATGCAGAAGCGAGTGCAAATAAAAATGAATATGCCAATGTAATGGCAGTTATTTTGAATAGAACTAGAAAAAATGGCGGAACTATCATTGACACATTGAGTGAACGAAATGCATTTCAAGCAGTAACAGGTACGAGTAAAAACGGACATCAACCGAGCTCAAATTTTATTCGAGGCCCAAATGAAAAATCAGCCGCAATGATTAACGAAAGTGCTTCTTCTTTACCTGGCATATCTAAAAGCTTAGATTCATTTTCAGCTGCAAATAGAAACGCATATGGCCCAGGAACTAGTGTTGCATGGTTGGATAAATTACAAGCTGGTGGCGGTAAGCAAATAGGACAAACCGTTTTCGCTGAGAACATGTATCGTGGAGGTGGAGGTGGTAAAGGCCGCACAACACCTGCAGCTGCAACAGCATTAACATCTGCACCAAATACTGGAAATGCTTTGTTGGACATTTTTGCTGGTTACATAAAATATAAAGAAGACTCTATGAAGCAAGGTGGAGGTTCAACAGTTGTTAATGCACCAGTTACCAATATTTCTCAAAATGGTGGTGGCGGTGGCTCAGGTTCTGCTACACCTTATAACACAGATATGATGAAGTATCTGTTAGGACCAGTCACATAATAAAAAACCCCGCACAAGGCGGGGTTTAATTTGCATAAAAGATTTTACTCTTTTTCTGCTAAAGACTTAAAGTAATCCAAGTCTTCGTCATCATGTTCAAC